CCCCGAAGGGGCCTCCCGGTGCTTGTGTGCAATAATGCATATGAGTTAACCACACCTACTCCATCAGGAGCGCGTCATGTTAGAGATCTGTCCAATTTGTGCTGACATCATGTCGGAGATCAACGCGATGTCAGAACGAGATCACCCCATTTCCATGGAGGATCTCACTTGGGCAGAGCTAACTGGCGTGCGTGGAACCCTTGTCGCGATGTACACAGAGGAATCTGTTGTGCATTTCGTGACAAGCTGGAACCTCCTGCGTAACGGCTATCTTCACCGTCACGCAGGTCTGAACAAGGTTCAACTGGCCCAGCGTAAGCAGGTCCAGCTGTTCTTTGAGGAGTAGAATGTCGCCACGGGACTTCATCTGTAGGCCCTACAGGGCATCATGAAGTCCCACGCCATACGAGGAGGCTTGTAAGATGGAACCGTATCCAATCTCTGGGCTTGACCTAGGGACTGACCAGCCTGAGTATTACTATACTCAGAATGGAACCAGTTACCGTGGCAACTACCAGGGTTCAGGTGCGGATTACCTTACAAGAGGGAGCGTTATCACCCAATCCTATAGGTCTAATAGGCATATAGGAGATAACGCTCCCGAGGCTTTGTACTCGGACACTTCTGGATCTCAAGTTGAGTTTCAGAAGGAACTCAGGGAAGACCCTGTAGACGACAGTAGCCGCGCTTTTCTTAAGTACGGTTACTCAAGCTACGATCGGGGTCATGAGTTCAAGACGACGCGTACAGAGTATGGCTGGGGTCCAACCCGAGCCAGCCTCTCAGCGTCGGGGATCTATGGTAACTTAACCTACTTAGGTTACGTAGGAGCTGTTACCAGTCCATCCCTGCCCGACATAACTTTTCCGTCCGAGTCGATTTCTATCGACGACGGTTCAAAGTTATTTCGGGCAGCTAAGCCGACCAAAGCGGAAGCAGGAATGGTCCAGTTCTTCGCGGAGCTCAAGCAGAAAATGCCTGAACTTCCAGGAGGTACCATCCTCAAGGGTTATACAGGTGTCACCCCTAAGACTGCGGGTGGCGAATACCTGAATCTTGAGTTTGGCTGGAGGCCCACTATTTCGGACCTTCAGAAACTGGCCAAATCTGTATTGCATGTCGGGAAACTGACTAAGCAATACAGACGGGACAGTGGACATAATGTCCGCCGTCGCCGCCATCTTCCATCAGTATCGTACGTCATAGAACAGCCAGATACTAATAACATGCCCCATATGGGCACGTTCTTTAGTATTCCTATGGCTGATTACTTCTATGTGAACGATGCTGCACTGTCGCGAACTTCCGTCACTGATGTTATTCATACGGAAGCTTGGTTCTCAGGCGCCTTTACTTACCTCTGTGCCGAGGGGCATTCTTTCCTCGGCAAGATGGATGAGTATGAGGCTCTGGCTAACCACCTGTTAGGTATTAGATTTGATTCTAGTACCGTCTGGGAACTCGCGCCATTCTCCTGGCTCGTTGACTGGAAGTGGGACGTTGGGAATTTTCTTTCCAATGTCACCGCTCTAGAATCAGACGAGCTCGTGATGCGGTACGGGTATGTCATGCACTCTACGAGTGCGACCCGTACATATCTGAAAACCGGACTGCACCCGAGAGGGTCAGCACCCGGTAGCCTCAGAACTGATGTGACTTGGTCACAAAAGACGAGGTACAGAGCATCACCGTATGGTTTCGGCTCACAAGGCGGGGTTTCAACACCCCGTCAGTGGGCTATCCTGAGCGCATTGGGTATGACCCTAGGCTCAGGGAGTCTCCGTCATTAAGACGGAGCCTGTTCCACAACCGTGGGACAGCAGGTTCTACCCAGTTAGGGCGTTGCCATGCTTTCCGACCCACAATCCATCACGATCAGCGGGACGCCGATCAGTCTTCCAAAGACTGGTACGGGCGGGAATGTTGGCACTTTCACAAGTGCCGACACGACCGTTTCGGAAGTCTTTTCCCATGCTTATGGGAAGAGAGTTCGTCGTTCGGCCCGTCTGAACATCTCCAAGGTCTCTGCGGACGTGCTTATTCCGTCGCAGAACGCGCGAAGTTCCGCCAGCATGACGGTGGTCTTCGACGTGCCTGTCAACGGTTACACAGTCGCAGAGGTCAAGGCTGCATGGGACGGTTTTGCCGCCCAGCTTGCAGCCTCTTCAGGAGCGATGGTCACCCAGATTCTGGGTGGGCAGAACTAAAGCAGTGAAATTCTCCCATCCGTGGGTGAACGATCTGCTTATAGTTCTGCTGGCAATGGAGAGCGTATGGCTAAGGAAGTACTACCCGTTTATAAGAAAGGACGGGAGTCTTGAAAAGCCTGATCACGCTCCAACTGATTCTCCTCGAAGAACTGGGGAGAAGATGCGACACAAGCACCACTCTCGACAGAAAACTGATCGAGAGACGTTTCGAACACGAGGGGTTATCGTTTCTTGCGATAACCCTTCCGACTTACTGTCAGGACTTCGAGAGAAGTCTCGACACTGGTCGAGTTGACGACGTTGCATTCAGGAGTTTTTCCCGATGCAAAGGTCTCCCCCAATTTCTTGGAGGTTTCCTTCGTCTTGTGTTCGACGAAAGTAGCGGTCTGCTACTCGATGAGCCTAACGTGGACGCTATTCGCGCCATTCGTCAGTTAACGCTGATGTTCGGCAAGATAAAGCGGGACTGCACGCCCAAAAGGCAAAGTGCAGCGCTCACGCGCTACATCGAGTGCGAAGAGGACGTACGTTCTGCGGAAGCAACCCTTCTAAACTCTGAAGTTAATTACCTCAGTGATTTCAGAAGGATTTCCCAGCTCTTGTGGCGTGACTTCCTTGGCTCTGTAGATACGAGTATCTACAACCAAGGCGTCATTCCCAAGCATGGTCCTGGGGCCACCGCTGATAAGCTTCGCGGCAACGCGAAGTATAATCAGCTCACGTGGACCCGCCGACTCGAAGAGGTCTTCCCTCACTGGGAATACCTCATCCCGTCGGAGTCCTTTCTTGATAGGACGGACAACGTTGCAGTCCTCGATCCTTCGGATGAGATACCCACTAGGGTCATTCTCGTACGAAAGACGCTCAAGACTCCACGAATCATCGCGATCGAACCTACTTGTATGCAATACATGCAGCAAGGGATTCTCGCGACCATCGTGGATGAAATACCGCGCCATGACAACACGCGGCATTTCATCGATTTCGAATTTCAAGAGCCAAACCAACGGCTCGCGAAAGAGGGTTCCCTCACGGGAGCTCTCGCCACACTTGATTTGAGTGAGGCTTCGGATAGAGTTTCGAATCAGCATGTACGTCTCCTTCTTAGCAGAAACAGCATCCTTAGGGAAGCTGTAGACGCTTGTAGGAGCCGGAAGGCTGATGTGCCTGGTCACGGTGTTATACCGTTGACCAAGTTCGCGTCCATGGGATCGGCCCTCTGTTTTCCCTTTGAGGCTCTGGTGTTTTGCACCATTGTCTTTATGGGGATTGAAGAGGGTCTAGCTAAACCGCTCACCATGCGGGACATTAAGTCCATGTATGGTAAGGTGCGCGTCTATGGGGACGATATCATTGTCCCCACAGAATTTGTGCTCTCTGTCAAAAGCAGGCTTGAAGCCTTTGGGCTAAAAGTCAATACCAAGAAGTCTTTCTGGACCGGAAGGTTCAGAGAGTCTTGTGGTAAAGAGTATTACGCTGGTGTCGATGTTTGCATCGCGCGCCAACGTGATATCCTGCCGTCTGGCAGACGGGATGTAGAAGAGTTGGTGTCTGCTGTGTCATTACGTAATCAGCTTTTTGAGCTTGGTTACGTGGACTCAGTAAGATTCCTAGATGATATGATTGGGAAGATCATTCCCTTTCCATATGTACTAGAAACGTCAACTCTTTTGGGCCGTCTTTCGCATACCCACTTTGGGCATGTTCTCGAACTCCCTTGCCAGGAGTCTCGATGGGACGATCAGCTCCAGATCCCCCTTGTCAGGGGAGCTGTTGTGAAGTCCATAGTCCCAGCTTCATTGCTGGATGATTATGGAGCCCTTATGAAGTGTCTCTTGAAGCAAGGGGACCAACCCTTTGTAGACAGGGATCACCTTCTACGTTCCGGGCGTGCCGTATCGCCTCGCATCAAAATACGGTGGGCCTCTCCATTCTAGGTGGCATATAGCCTAAGATGGTGAGACCAGG